CGGTACGGAGGAAGGCTCTCAACTTTCTTTGTTGCATAGTATGACTGAAGAATTAAAGGATCAGCCCTGGTATGTTCAAGCAGCAGCGTCCAAGCTGATCCCAGTTATCCAAAAAGCTGCAGAAAACAAACCAAAAGAGAAAGTAACGAAACTGGTACACGGCAAGTTCGGGTTTGACTAGCCTCAGAAACGCCAAAATACAGCCCTGCAACGCCCTGTGACGGCCCAAACTCCCCTTTTATACCCTATCCTACCCCACCTCATCCTCTAGTCCTCATTCTTTCTTAAAATGGATTCGGCCGCTAAGCTATATTTTAACACCGTCATCATTAACAATTCGTTTAATGATCATCTCGCATTCGAAACAAATTGTAACTGTATTGTTATGGCGCTTGCTATGTGTATGCTGCTTTGACTGCAGACAGATATTACATCTACGTTTCATTTTTCTTCTCTCCAAATTCTGTCCAGGGCAAATCAAAAAAGTCATCATGACTTATTGAACATGCCAAAGTACCGATCATAAAGTCTACATGATCAAACAAATGCCAAGGTTGATTATCACCATCTAGTTCAAAATGTTTCTTTAGATGTTGTTTAATCTTATAGACTTCACAACTAATTTCAAACAGTTCTTCTACTTCAACCACGTTTAACCCTCCAGGTAATACGAACCATCTTCTCTACGTTCTAAGGTCCATATAAATTCTGGATCATTCCAATACTTTAGAAACTGTTTATCAGTTTTAAGTTCATGGGGTACGTCTTTTCTTATTACCTTAGCCGTTGTGTCCCATGTTACTTCTAATCCTTTATCAGAAAGAGAGTAAGAAGAGTGGGGATGTTTAAGGAGAGTAAAAGAAAGAGACCATTTAGTTTTACCATGATCACCATAACCTGTGTCCCATTCTGACTCAAATGCTTCCGGTACGGTAGCTTTTACAAACTCACATACCTCACCAGGTTGTAATTGCTTAAACCTGGGCGAACCTCCTAACTTAAATTTCCTATTATCAGGGCTGCTCATCATATAGTTACGTTACTTCTGCTATATAATAATTATGGATATACTCAAAAATAAGTAGCATGAATTCTGTTTTTATCCAATTAGCTTTAATAGACCTACTCATAATTGGGTAGTATGCCCGTGGGACTCTATACTAGGAAAGGTGCTAAAGGTCGTCGGATGTATTTCAGGGATGGGAAGCTCATCAGCAAAAAGTCTTATGATATGTCTAAGTCTCGGCGATCAACCAGGAAAGGTATGCGTCGTAAGACCGCACGAAGAGCGTACACGGGCAATCCAAAAAGGAGAAGAAATATGGCACGAAGAAGAATGACAATACCGCATCCTTCCATTACTGGAATGGCTAGCGGCTTAGCAGTAGCAAAGTACCTCAACCAGGGAACCGCAATAACAACAAAGACTGGAGTTATTTCCGATGTAGTTGGCGGTAACTTGCAAGGAGCATTTCAGGAATTATCCGAAAATGCTATTTCTTTGGCAACTACGCAAACAGGTAAAACAGTTCTAACCTCAGCAATAGTATTGGCTACTGCAGGTGGACTAGCAAGGAAATTCTTTCCATCCGTTAAACTAGGCGGGACAAAACTTTTCTTTCGCATCTGATCAATAAAATATAAGGAGATAAAAAATGTCAGGACTACAAACAAGAACCTACACTCTCGCAGCAAGTTCACTGACTGCAGGTACCTTTACCGCAATCAGTCAGCTTATGGGGAGTTCGCAAAGCACGACTAACCCTGAGGGGATGAATAAAGTTGTACGGATCTCAATGAGCTGTTCACCTGATCATACTAGCGCCACTGATGGTGTAAGTGTGTTCAAGTTTGCAGGAGATGGAGTTTCAGTACAGCAGATATTCGCAGGACCAGCATGGTCCAACCAGGCAGCAGGACCACTTGACGGAAACAACGGTATGCCCGTTGTAGTTGAGAACTCTGCAGGTATCTTTGATATCATACCAGGTAACCAGATAGACTTTTCGGTAAGTTGCACAACGGCAGAAACAGTAGACGTAGCAGTATCAATAACGTACTCAGCTTAGGATCCTTATGGCAATCCTAGGAGGAGGACCAGGTGGACCAGTCGGAAGTAGCAACAGCTTTGTTGGACCTCAAGAAGCCCTAGAGCTAGTAGGGGATCATTGTTACGCTTACTCGGGTGTTATACTATCAGCAGGTTCTCAGAGTGCAGCAACTACTAGAACAAATATTTTTACAACTGGTAACTATTATTCAGACGTAATTGTTTCATGGGCCAATGAACAAGTAAGCGGTACTGCTGATAACTTTGTCCAAATCAAAATGAACGGCGCTATAATTTATCAGTGGAGAGCGCAAACAGGCGCTCAGTCTAACGAAACTAACCCTAAAAACCTGCATTTGATTATTCCAAGTTATACAGAAGTAGAAGTATTAGTTGGAACCAGTGCTGATCCTGTAAACTGGACTATGGTGATAGCAGGTAGAATCTATAGAGGATAATGTACGAGGACTATAACCTGGAGCAACTGCTAATGCGTTTTCTCCTGGCTGCAGTAATGATCCTTGAAGGAATTAGGCAAGTTGGTTAATGGTCAAGAAAGCTGCTCCAGAAGTTCCCGATATTAATTGGGATCTTATTACACCGAGTTTAATTGAAGCGTTCACTCCGATTATCCAGGGTGTTACCTGGTTAGGATTAACTAAGATAGATCCGAAAGTCAATGCACTAAATAATTTAATTGCTATTGCTGAAGTATTACCTACTGTTGATCTGAATTTACCCAGGGGAATAGTTCTGGCAGCAATGTATGATAAAACTGCAGACTCTCTCAAAATGTTATCTGATTTAGCAGCTGCTTTGGAAGGAGTACCTCAGGATCTAAAAGACTACATTGCAAACCTATTAGAGGAAACTGAAACAGCAATCAAAGAGAAGGTTCCTTTTGCTGAATTAGATCAAAGCCAAAAAGCACAATTATTATCTGATTTTAACGAATGCAAAAATTACAGTAAAAACTTTTTGCCCATTGCTAAAGATTTTGCTTTTGCAGGTTGTATGTTACGTAAAGGTTGGGAGTCCGATGTCTGGGGAGAATTATAATGACAGACGAAATGTTCGCACTTGTTTGGGTTTTGAGCTTTGGACTTTACTTGCTGATCTATACTTACTGGATTCCGCTAAGAACTCAAAAAAAGATTGAGACCTGGTTAATGTCTGAAGAGTCAGACGAAACTCTGTTAGCTAGCCTGGGAGTGATCACTAACCAAATCCGTGAGCAAGCCCTGGTCGACTTCGAGGAGTTCATGATCCCTCAAGGTAGAAAGGCAGCGATAGATTTTTGGAATGGTGCTATGGGGAATGCTGCCCAGAAATTGAGCGGTACGGAGGAAGGCTCTCAACTTTCTTTGTTGCATAGTATGACTGAAGAATTAAAGGATCAGCCCTGGTATGTTCAAGCAGCA